CCCTGGAACGATGGGCAATAATTTCCTGAAGTTCTTTTTTTGAGGTGTTCGAGGTGTAAGTTGTGGCAGGTGTAAATTTTTTAATATTCATTATTCAACCCCCAAAGCAATAATAATACAATGAACGATTAATAAAACAATAACATATAACATAATTAAAACTCCTTAATTAATTCTCTTTAATTTAAAAAAACTTTTCAAATTATGCAAAGTAATTAAGCAAAAAAAAATTTTTTCCTGGTATTCTAAAATGATATGTTTTTGTTTATGGTAAAATTTCAGCATCAAAAAGGGGTGTATTACTAGCAATTATACCCCACCCAAACAAGAAAAAAACTATTAAATCCAGGACCAAATGCAAAAAATCAGCCCAAAAATATTCGTTTTTAAATTGTGTACCCATCCCCCCCCATATAGGGTACAACCTTACACTAGTTGAGATAGATAGCATTCCTCACAAAATCTCAAAATTAACTTTTAAAAAAAATTTCACAAGAACTTTGACAATATCTTTTAAATTGACTATATTATAATATGTCAAATTTAGCCGATATTAAGAAAAACCCTGCCAAAACCCTTGCTGCTGAACTTTTGGCTCTAAATCCACACCTTACGATCGAAAAAGTGGCAAATAAAGTAGGTGTTACAGAAAGAACTGTGCATTTATGGAAACAAGATCCAAACTTTGTTGAAGCTATCTATGATAGATATATGTTAGAGTTTGGTACAGAAATACCTGCTGTATTAAATGCTATGGTAAGAGAGGCAAAAGAAGGAAATGTGCAGGCAGGTAGATTGGTGCTTGAACATAGTGGTAAGTTAGTGAAGAATGTTAATGTTACGATTGATAGTCCATTTGAGAAGTTCTTAAAAAGTGCAGAAGTTGCAGAGGTAGTTAGTGATGAGGATATAATAGATGTCGCTTCTGAGGTTGTTGTTGAGGATGTGGGGCTGCCAGCAAGAAATACAGAAGATCAAAATAAAAGAGCCACCAGGGAAAAGAAGATTACCATCAAAGAGATAAAGAAGGAAGAAGAAAAGGCTAAATATAATGCAAAACAAAAAGAGTGGTATAGATGGAGAAAGAGAGCTAAAGCAGTTGGTATTGATCCATTAAAAAGTAGAAGACCTACCCCTGCTCAAAGAAAAGAGTGGCAAAGAGCTATAGAAGAAAAAGAAATACAAATGAAAGAACAGGGATTATTAAAAGAAAAGCCTGTATTAAAACCATTTTATAATGTTGATGAAAATGATTGGGCGACACCTCAATGGCTGTTTGATGAAATAAATGAAGAATTTAATTTTACTTTAGATGCTTGTGCAGATGAAAGAAACCATAAATGTGAAAAATATTATACAAAAGAACAAGATGCTCTTAAGCAAGACTGGAGTAATGAAGTTGTATATATGAATCCACCTTATAGTGGTGGTGTTTTAAAGTATTGGATTAAAAAAGCATATGAAGAAAGTTTGAAAGGTGCGACAGTAGTTTGTTTAATACCATCATATACATCAACAAAATATTGGCATGAGTATTGTGAAAAAGGAGAGGTAAGATTTTTAAAAGGAAAAATAAGATACAATGACAGAAATACTGCACCATTTTCATCTTGTTTGGTAATATTTAGATCTAGCTAATACCCATAAAAGATATATAGTCACAATCAAGTATAATACATATCTCATCATAAACATCTTCAGGTATTAATATATCTTCTTCTATCATCATTATATATCTAAAAAAGTTGTTTTTTTCAAATTAATCTTTTTACCAACTAATAAATCCCTTATGGTATTTTTTAAATTAAATGCTAAAACAGCTTTTCCAACTGTTAATGTTGAATGCAAAAAAGTATCAGAATCATCAATAATATCTAAAAAAGGTCTTGCAGGAACTTTTAATCCTCTGTCATTTGTAAATCCTTTATGATGCAAAAGTCCATATTTTTCAATATCAATACTGTTTGTACTTTTTTTATATCTTAAACTTCTAAAAAGAGTTCCTGTTTGTATAAGAGGTATGTCCTCTGTTACTGGTTTTACTTTTTTACCTCTCCATCCTACACCTTCTCTTCTTAGTTGCTTAGTTAAATCTGCTAATGGTTGGTGTTTTCCATGACCTAAGCCTTGCATCATGACTTTTGAAGCCTGTCCACCAATCTCATGTGGTATTGTATCAATAAAATCTCCAAGATTATTAGAAAGATGCTTAAAATTAAGATTACTTTTTATTTTTGTAGTAAAAGATGCCATTATTCTTCAATCTCTTCATCTATTTCTTCTGTTTCTTGCATTTCCATATCTTCTGCAGGTTCAGAAGAACCAGACATTGCCATTAAATGTGGATCTTCCATTGCTTCCCTGTTTTTTTCAATAACCATCTCTGCCTCATCTCTACTTAAATCTTGATTATATTCCATAAGCAGGTCAGCCTCATCAATCATGTGATATCTTATGCGATGTTCATCTAATAAAATTTGATCTTGCACAGTTTTTGGATATTCTGGCTCATTAAAGTCTAATTTTAACTCTTCAGGCAGTCTAATATTGTTATATTCTGCAATATTCTTCTCAATATGATATAAATCATGCTCATACATTCTCCAAAGCTCAATATCGTCTTGATAATCTTCAAATCTTTCTAAATCTTTGATTTTTAATGCGATTCCACTAGGGGTTTCGCCACCATCTTGTGCAAATTGCACATATAAGTGGTTATTTTGAGCTACAAGATCTAATTGGAACTTAATATTTTCTATTACAGCTTCAATATCGCCTTTAGGAGATGCTATATCATAAGTTGCACCCTCTGGAAGGTCTAATATTTGATCTGAACCTGCTCTTTCAATTCTTTTGTCGCTATCAACCCCTGTCATAAATGGCTGCCCAAACATTTGGAATCTAAGTCCGAGTTGCATCTCTGTCATTGCTATATTTACCTGCTCATTGCAATCAATAATGTCATTTGCACCATCTACAAAGAATTCATCTAGTTGTTCTTCTCTGTGGGTAAATAAAAATGGTAAAACACCATATCCATGCTCATATTCTTCTACAATATTACCATCTGAGTCGTAATGTGCATATATTTCTTCATCAAAATATGCATATTCTAATTTATCATTGTATAAAATGTCTTCTGGTAACATTAAAAGTGGATACATTATTGCTTTAGGTGTAAAAGCATCTTTCAACTCCACATCAAAATAATAAACAGGTCTATATTCAAAGCAAGGCTTGCCATGATTTTCTTTATATATAACTTGTGTTGCTACAGTTCCAATCAAACGAGTCATTCTTTCAACATGCTTCATTCTTGCATTTTTTTTCATTGTAAGCATGTCATATTGTGGACTTACATTTCTATTTGCCCCAACTGTATAAATTCTGCTCATTTTATTTATAAATCGTCTAGTAAAGTTTGCATTGTAGCAAGGTATTTCTTGAAATGACTCAGAATTGAAGTATTGTTCTATATATTGACTTGTATAGTTACCACCATAATAATTAAGCATTTTTCTTACTAAATCTCGTCTATTTTTTTGTATACTTAGTTTGTTGTCAGATATTGACTCTTTTATTATTTGCTCTACAGTTCTGTTTCTTGTAAACATGCTATTTATCATCTTGTCCTCACTTTAAATTCTCTGTTTTTAATTGGAAATTGGTTAATAAAGAAATATCTTATCATATCGCATCCATGATCATGATAACCATCCTTTAGTGGCTCTGGTTTTAAGTCTTGTCCTTCTTTTGCTTCAGGATAACGATAATTTTCTAAATCTTCCATTATTCCTGTGCATTTTTTGTGTACATGTAAAAATCTTTGATTATTTGCATTTTCAATAAATCCTCTAACATGAGAAATACCAGAAGCTATGCTTCTGGACACTTTATCTCTTTTAGTGTGTATGGTAATACCATTTTTTCTAAAAATTTCTATATCTCCCATTCCTGATTGCCCTTGTGCTTGTTTTCCTGCAGGATCTCCATAATATTTAACGACTTTATACCTTTTTTCCTTAATTTTTAAGGCAAGCTCGTCTGTTTTAACATCTCTTTTGTGAATTATTTCATCTATAATATTTATATGCCATAATCCACCAACTCTATAAACCTGAAACCAGGCTACTGCAGGCATTCTATAACCAAAGTCTATGGAGCAAAAAGTAGGAAGTTCTGGTGTATAGGGAAAGTTTCCTACATCCAATTCCCTATCAAATGGGTATACTCTACCTGAAAAAGAAGTAAATTTAGCTCCATATTCTTGTTCAAAAACTTCTTTTGCCATATTCCTTTTTCTTTCAAGGATAAAATGGTCTTTTTTACCATCAGGAAAGGCGAAGTGGTTATCCCACGAAGGGGCTTGATGAGATTCCCACAACTCATCCTCTTTTCCAAGGAGATACAAATCATAAATCCAATTAAAACCCTCTGGAGTAGTGATGAATATAGCCTTCCCTTTTCTATCTGATAATGTAGGAGAAAGGTACATATCCCATATTCTCCTCTTAACTTTAGCAGCCTCATCTATTATAAGCAAGTCCAAGCCTTCTCCAACAAGGGAATCAGGGTTGTCTGCTGATTTAGCTTCTACAGTTGTGCCCCATTTAAACTTTATAAATCTTTCTTTTTCTGATGCTCTTATAATATCGTTAGCATGCCCTACAACCATTAACTGCCATATTTCTCTAAACATAAGATCTGCTTTATCATAAGACAATCCTACTAACCATATTCTTTTATTTGGCTGCGATGCATAATAAGTTGCTTCCATTGCAGATGCAGTTGTTTTTCCAAACCTTCTGCCACATACCATAACAAAAAACCTTGCACTATCTTTTTTGGGATAATGCAGTTTGGTTTGACCAAAGTGTGGCTTGTAGCCCATGAATTCAAACCATTTATTTTTATAATCTAATTGCGAGTTATTCAAAAATTTGCAAAATTTCTAACTTTAATTTAAGTTATATGCACATATTATGCAAAAATTTGCATAATTGTGATTACAAAAACGAAATAGGAGGACAGTATGTCCGAAGAAAATACACAGGTAACGACAGAAACAGTAAGTGAAAGTCCTGCCAAAGAAACTGCTCAACCTAGCTCAAATGAGCAGTATATTGCAGAAAGCAAAAAGTATAGAAAAAGAGCTCAGGAAGCTGAAACTCGTTTAGCTGAGATGGAAAAACAATTTGCAAAAAAAGAAGAAGAAAAACTTAAAAAGAAAGAAGAATATAAGTCCTTGTATGAGCAGGCTTCTTCTAAACTTGAAAGCATGACTTCTAATGCAGAAAAATGGACACAATACGAAGAAAAAAGACGAGGATCATTATTAGAAAAGCATCCTGAAGATGATAGAGAATCTTTATCTAAGTTAGATTTAGATACTCTTGAATATGTAACAGAAAAAATTATTAACACAAAACCAAATGCTCCTGAAGTTGTAGGCAATCCGAGAGGTAGTGTTCCCAAAAAAGATATAGATTGGGGTAACAAGTCTGATTTAAAAAATAATTGGGCTGACATTATTAATCAGTACAAAAAACGACCTCAGAAGCAAAAATCTTAGGAGAGATTAAAATATGGCAACAAGTACAGGATTAGCTAACCCTGCAGCCTCCTATGCTTCAGATACTGAATTAGCAGTATTTATACCTGAGGTATGGAGTCAAGCAGTAAGAGCTTCTTTCAAAAAAAATCTAGTATTGGCTAATCTGGGAACAGATTATTCAAGTCTAGTATCAGCAGGTGGGGATACAGTTCATATCCCATCAGTAGCAGATGTAGCAGATATTGCAACAAAAGCTGCTCATGTGCCTGTTAATTACACAAATGCAACAGAAGATGAGATTCAATTAAGCATAGGTACTCATAGTTATGCATCAGCAATGATAGATGATATGGGTAAAGTGCAAGCAAACTCAGATTTACTTTCTATGTATGCAGATTCAATCGGTTATAAAATGGCTTTAGGATTTGATGCTTCATTGGAAGCTACTTTAGCATTAACGACTGAGTGCATTAATATAGCAGGTAATGCAGTTGCAAAAACTATTGATGCTGCTACATTAGCACACATTTCTAAAGTTATATTAGAAAATGACATTCCATTAAATGAGTGCACATTAGTATTAAATCCAACATTATATGCTTCATTATTTAGAATAGATGATTTCATTCATATTTCTAAAACTAACACAGCTAACATCCAAAATGGATTAGTTGGTTCAGTAATGGGTATGGATGTTGTATTATCTAATAACATCACATCAACAAATCATAACGATGCTGTTGATTCTGATGATGGTGCTTTAAATAATGCAAATGTTCTTGGTGGATTCGTAGTACATTCATCAGGTTTAGGTTATGCTTTTAGTAAGCAGCCTGAAGTGCAATCTGAATATGATATTGATTATATCGCACACAAATTAGTTGGCGATATGATTTATGGATCTAAATTAATTCAAGATTCTTCACAAACTAAAGTGTTTGGTATTGTTGAAGAAGGCACAACTGCTTGGTAGTAAGCTATTAGCTTATTTAATCTTATAGGGGGAGCTTTGCTCCCCTTATAACAACTAGAGGAAAAATATGAAAGATATTAAAGTAAAATTTACAGGTGCTTTTGCACCATCTGGCAAAAGAACTGGTGTAGAGTATATGGTAGGCAAGGCTAGACTAGATCAATGGAAAAAAACTGGTAAATTCGACATTGAAATAGAAATGCCTAAAGAATCTAAACCAAAGAAAAAAAAGAAAAAATAATATGAACCTTGTAGACAAAATTAAAAAGCATGAAGGATATAAGTCTACAGTTTATCAATGCACAGAGGGTTTTGATACTATAGGATATGGATTTGCTATTAAAGATTTAGAATTAAGCAAAGAAATATGTGATATAATACTTTTAGAAAAACTTAATAAACTTCAATTTGATATAAGTAATAAATTTGATTGGTTTGAAGAAAGTCCAGATTTAGTTAAAGATGTTGTTACTGAAATGTGTTATCAGATTGGAATTACAGGTTTTTCTAAATTTAAAAAAACTATTTATTACTTAGAAACCGAGCAATATGAAGAAGCCTCATTAGAGTGCCTCGATTCGCTATGGGCTAAACAAACACCAAATCGTGCAAAAGAATTAAGCAAGCAATTAGCTTCTGTGGCTAATTAGGATTTTAGAACATTTTACATTAAATTATTCCAATAAATTTTAAGGAAATCTATGCCTAAAAATCAATATGCAGTAAAGAATAGGGCTATAGTTACACCTGACAAACATTTTCCATTACATGATCAAAAGGCTATCAATGTAGTTTGTAAGGCTATAGAACAAATTAAACCTGATATATATATTGACCTTGGCGATACTGGAGAATGGTCATTATTTAGCAGGCATCATTGGAAAAATAAAGAAAAACCACCATTAGAAGTTTTGATTCCAATGTTAGACAAAGAAATAAAATCTGTTAATGTTGGCATGGATCAGATAGATGAATCTCTAGATGCTGTAAAGTGTGAAGAAAGACATTTCATACAAGGTAATCACGAGCTATGGTTAGATGAGTTTGTAAGTAAACATCCTTATCTTTCAGAGTATATGACCGAAAATGCACTTAATTTAAAAAGTCGTGGATATAAATACTGGGAATACATATCTGATAAAAAATTAAAAATTGGTAAATTAAATTTTACTCATGGCGATTATGTACCAATACATCATGCTAAAAAACATTTATCAGCATATAAAGAAAATATAATGTATGGTCATACTCATGACTTGCAAAGATTTACAGAAACAGGTTTAGGTGGAACACAGAGTGCTTGGAGTTTAGGTTGCTTAAAAGACACAAAGTCAGATAAGAATAAGTGGATGAGAGGCAATTTAAATAATTGGAATCATGCTTTTGCTGTTGTTGATTTTTTTAAAAATGGCGATTTTAAAGTAGAAGTAGTAGAAATAATAAATGGAAGAACTACTCTTTGGGGCGAGTATATTGATGGAAGCGAGAAATAGTGGATTGGTTAGAGCTGTTAGAAAGATATGGTGTGCCTCTTGTTGTTGCTGCAGCATTTTGGTGGTTTATACAAAAGCAGAACAAATACATACAGGAAGAATTATCTAAAGAAT